GGTTCAATGAGTGGGTGCTAAAAGGAAGGTTTTGGAAGTTACCAGCAGGTGTCGTGCCGAAGGTTGATTCGACAACGTACGACAGGCTGGAACGTGAACCCTGTGCAAATGTGGGCATATGATTTCTCCTAAATCAGTTGTAGATATACCAGTCAATATTAACTGGGATGTAATACCAAGGTGAATCTAAGACTCCAAGACCTCGATCTGAGGAACGAATAGAGACTATGATTGTTTGGGCGAGGGCATTAGTGAAGGAAATATCTGTGGTGGCTTCAAAAGCTGTAAGCACTTTCTCTGCAATATCTTCAGCAGCTTTAGGTCCATTGCCTTCAGGGGCATAGCAGTAGATATTGATAAATCCTTGGTAGAGTTGCTGGGGATTTAAGCCTCTCACAGCAGGCTGTCTTGAAGTAGGAACAAATCGTGTTGCTACATAGGGAGTTCCAGTTGTCGGTGTAAAATACACATTCTCATAAGCAATGGTTGGTATGCCAGAAATACTAGCCAGCTCTGACTCAAGTGCAGCTCTAATATCTTGGTAGATACTCATTAGAACATCCTCCGAATTTTCTCATAGACAAGATACTTAGCTTCTACCTTTTGAGCATGACGAGAACCATTAATCAGCTTAAACTTCTCAAGGGACTCAATGTCTGGGAAATTGTTATCAATATCAGAGTAAAGGTTATCTAGGGCTACTGCTGAGTGAAACTCTGGGTCTTGCTTTTTTGGCTTATTACGAGAAGTCTTACTACGTCTCATACTAGAACCTGAAGGCACCAGAGTATGAGACTCAATATAGGCACCTGTATCAACGGGGCTTTCCCCATTACCAGTAGAACCTTTAGGGAGTGGTGGAGTAGCCTTAGCTACTTCAATAGCCACATTCCTCATGTAATTCTTGATAGCCTCTACAGCCATCTCTTCAGCTTGTGCTGCAAGAGACTCAGGGGTAAAGTTCAACCTGATAGTGGCTTGAATACTCATTCTGCGGTCTCGCAGATGTAACAAACAGCAGTGCCAGCATTATAGATAGTCATGACATGTGTAATAGCCACATTGTCTTCATTGCCAATAATGATGTCTTCCTCATCTGGGGCTATAGAGATACTTAGGGCAGAGATAAGACACTTACGTTTACCACGACGAATATCCTCAGCACTAATCAAACCAGACTGGTTATTGTAGAAGTAACCCTGAAATGTGTAATCAGTTGTGGCTGCACCTGCCGTAGTCCCAGTTGCAGGGTTATAGGCACCCACAGTTGAAATCTTACGAAGGGTCAATAGTTGACCATGATCGTTTACCAATTTCAGAAGGTCATACGATCTAAAGGACATTAGTTGTAATCCTCAATGTAATCTTCTGATAAAGGTGGATTACTAAACTGGTCAGTACGGAACTTTGGTTGAACTCGGTCAGACTCTTCACGAGCCGACTTCATAGCAACTTTACTAATACCACCAGCAGAGATACCCAAAGAGGTTCCACTATACCGTTGGCCCTCTTGGCGAAGGTGTGCTGACAGGGCCTTGTACTTAGCTGTTAAGCCATCGTAGTCCGAAGACAAGGCCCCATCAAGTTTAGTGTTTACCATACGGGCAAACTTAGAAGCAATACTATTAGCTACCCAAGAACCAGCATAGTAAACATTGTTACTAGCTTGGCCCAAAGCAAAAATAACCTCTTCGTCTTGGACTAATGGGTCTGCACTATCAGTGTCTCCAATAAGCAGTCTGACAACATTCAGACGACCATTTACAGAACTTGTTGTAAGGTTATTTTCATCGTAGCTAAAGGACATTTATTCAGCCTCTAATTCCCCGTAGCCAATCCGCCAACGACGAATAAGGCCACACTGTTTTGAATGGATGGTAGACTTCTTACATTCTTTAGAATGATACTCTTTCAAGTCCTTGGTCTTCTCTTTGACCTTTTTGTTGATACTCTCAACAAGGGCATGAAGCTGAGGCACAGTCATCTGTTCTAGTCCATCACCAACCTTGGGCATGAGGGCTTCTTTTTCCTCATTGTGGTGTAAGCTACCTTGACGGAACAGGATAGTAATCTTATCCAGAGGGAGGTTGCGTTCCAACCAAGGGACCACATCCCCCTTCTGGTAGGTCTTCCCCCCCATTACTAGGGAGGGAGCCTTTACAAAGATCGGCCTATTATGTTGAAAATCATCTCGGGTCATGACTCTCTCCAATATTAGGCGATAATGGTGGTGAAGAACACACCCAGATCAGCACCAACAACCTTCTGGTCGTAAGCCATGTTGGCTTCCAGAAGCTCGGAGATACCTTCAACACGCAGGAAGTCACCAGTGTACGAACGAATGTCGATACCGTAACCCGAGGCATTGTCCAAGCTATTCCAAGTGAAGTTGTAACCAGCCGAAGGTACCATCAGGCCCGACGAAGCAGGTGCATAGTACAGAGCAGCTTTCTTCGTAGCCATGAACGACATCGACTCCGACAAACCTTCTGCGGCAGTGTTTTCAATGGCATCAATTACCAAGAATTCCTGCACTTCAAAGATTTCAGCCAACTTGGCATCCGTTACCAGAGCCGTGTTGGTGACCGTTGCACCACCATTCAGGCGAGCAAGGATGTCAGGGTGGTTGATGAGGGTGTCACGAACATCACGAGTCACAACCATTTTGTTTGGCTTGAAGCCACCCGAAGCCAGCATCATTGCACGACGAGCATTGGTGATGTCAACAATCGGAGTAGCATTGGTGTAATCCGACCACTGGATGACTTGGCCAGCCGAAGGCGTCGAAGCCACACCAGCATAGTTGGTGGTCCAGATACCAGTACCGAAGAAGCTCGACACCCACTTAGCTTCACGGTCGATCAGCAGTTGGTAGGTCAGCATCTGGGCAGCAGCAGCACGGATGTTCAGTGCTTGATCTTCGTTGGCCAGAGTTTCAAAGTCAAAGTCAGTTGACAGTGAGTACACGTCAGCACTGTAGCTATCGGTCGAGATCGACAGACCAACCCGAGGAGCTTTCGTGCGAGGGGCACGAGCTTGCACTTCGGTACGGTTGAAGTTAGCACGATCATAGATGTAGTACTTGTCGGTCTTTTTCGAGACTGCAACATTAGGGAACACTTTATCAGCAATAAAGTTGTTCTGGTCCTGAAGATAAGCAATCGTCAGGTTAGTCAACGGTGCGTCAATATGCACCTGCGAAGGGGTCAACATAGGCATAGTGGTATTCCTTTATTTGTAATTACAGAGCAAGAGTGTTGCCACGAGCCAGCTCAATCGTGATGACTTGGCCATTAACACCAGCTTCCAAGGCATAGCCTACGATGACATCACTAGTGGTAGCATCTAGAGCTTCACCATTAGCATCCGAAGCCACTTCACCACCACGGGTCACAGTACCGCCACAGACAACCGTCACACGGCCATCATAAGCAACGGTAGCAGCACCACCAGCAGCAGGGTCGTTCAACAGAACGCCAGCAGCAAGGGCACCAGCACCAGTTGCATCAACTTGGCCATCAGCAGCCAGAGAAACAAAGCAGAATTGCTTTGCAGAGAGGTCCGAACCAGCCACATACGTGCGGGTTTGCATATTTTCAGTAAAAGCCATGATTATATTCCTTATTTATAAATAGCTTTAAGAAGGGACTTGCCTTCCGAGGTTTTGGCGATTTCAGCATATGCCTTCTCGAAGGAGACTTTCTTCTCTTCTTGATAAGCCTTAGCCATTTTATCCATCTTCTCACTAGGGGACAACATGTCACCTTCCGCACTAGCTTTGCCAATTTCTGACATTGCGGTTTCAAAGGTTGCATCAGCAGCCTTGAGTGCTTGCATAACGGCATCACGAACTTCTTCGCCCATGCCATCGACGGATTTCAGTAGGGGTGCAGCAACAGCCGAATCCCAGTTCGGGAGTTCTGCCTCGGCACGTTTACGCAGGGTCTCTGCTTCCTTCTCAGCTTTGGCAACATTGGCAGCTTCTTTAGCTGCTTCCAGAGCTTTCAAGATAGGGGCAGGGATTTCCGACTTGACGATGAACTCACCTTCGACTTCGTACATTTCCACTTCAGCTTTCTTCTCGATAGCTTCAGCTTTAATTACAAAACCATTCTCGATAAGAGACTTGCGGAGGCGTTCATTGTCAGCCTTCAGGGTCTCGATCTCTGATTTCATCATCTCTTGCTCATACATCTTCATGGCTTCCTCTTGCGAGTAACCTTTGTCCATGTATGGCTTCAGTTTCATTAGCATGTCTTCCGACATTTTTTCTACTTGTTCTTCCATAGTATCCTCTTGGGAATTATCACGCTTGTAGAGAGCCACTTTAGCAGACGCATTAGCAGGACGGTCCACCAGAGATAGTTCCTCTAGCTCAAGCTGTTTTAGGAGGTTAGGCATCAATCTTCTCCTTTACCGCACGACCACCAATGCTGAAGGCCGCAAGTTGACCAGATTTGACCATTTCCCAGACTGCATCGTCATACACTTTGTAAGCTACGATCCAACCCTCACGGTCACTCTGGATGCCAAGGCTGTCACAAATTTCCTTTGTAACCGGGAGAGAGTGAATCACTCGGCCCGTTTCTTCACCTACGTGCATAGTTTTGCCGACACGAACATGCTCCATAAAATCATTTACGGCTTTAACAAGTGTGTCAGCTTCGATCACATCACCTTGACGGTCTACTACACGTTGACCATTCTCGGTAATGACTGAAGCCCACCCATAGACTAGACGTTGTTCATCATCTGTCTTAAGGATTTTACCTTCAATATCTAATTTTGTCATTTCACTCACAGAGGTTCCTTTTTCCCACATACGGCAGGACCAATATGCAGCAGTTGTTTTGTCTTTCTGGGTGTCACAGCTATGACGGGCACGGAAGCTGGCACGAGCCTCTGGATCATCCCGACGAATTTCCATGTTAGGATCACCGAAAGTGACTTTCTTAACCTTGTCGCCATCCTTAACATAGACCCCAAACTTCTTTGAGCTGCCAGCAGGTAGGCGGAAAGGCTTATCCAGAGTCTTGCCATCAGCTTTCTCAAAGGACATGATCTCTTGCATAACAACCCGAAGAGCAGCCGCCATAGGACCATCTTCTGAGTCATCTTCCATCATTGGGTCTTCACCCTCTGCAAGGTCGTTATAATAGTCCATGTAGTCTTCGTGAGAGGCACCGGGCATGAACATAACCTGACCCATAGGATCAGTTACAGTGTGGACATCCCCATTAAGGCCCATCATAATGGAACGAGAACGAGCTTGTTCAGCACTGGTAAAGACATCTTCATCCATTTGACGTTTTTGCATTATGGTTCTCCACGAAGGGTATTTTTAACTAGGACCATTGTAAAATTATTGGCACCAAACTTGTGAACAACAGAATAACCATTAACCTCACCCTTAGCAATGGCCAAGGGGTCATGCTCGTAAAGGTGAC